AAGTGCAGTGGATGGAGCCTCTCTACGGCCGTTAGGCCATAAGAGGGACTTTCCATCTGCAGAAAGCACTTGAGTAGGGCACCACTCCCCTCAAGAGGATCTTGAGGAGGTTTGGCATGCACATAGTAGCCCTTGACAAGGGGGCTGTGCGTGTATGGATCAAGTCCCTGGAATTGGTAACCCAGGGCTGTCTCCCTGCCCAACACTGGTGAGGTTGGCGCCACATTCGGAAAGACCTTGAGAAGTCTTCCGATGTAGCCATCCATCCAATCAGCAGACTTCCAGAGACCAGCCCAATAGAGCTGGTTTCTGAGAGAAACTGCTGAAATGACACCAGTTGCATCCTGCCGCCGTGTCGGGAGTATACGCCTAACCTTGACTATTGATACGTCATGGCCATCGTAATACTCACGTCCGCAAGACTCCCTGAACTTTCCAGTCCAGTAAGACTTGCTGATGTTAACTCTGTGCCCAAAAGCATGGAGTTCATCAACGACGGACAGCACATAGTCTCTGGGAACGATCAAATCGTCTCCAAAGACACGCACCTGCTTGCAAAAGGGAATGATATCCCCTTCGCAAGAAAGCGGAACACTGAGTTCCCTTTCTATCCCAAGGAAGATCACGGTCAAGAAGACCATGGCCTCAACTGGGAAGCAGAGAGCTGAACCCATAGATGCGAACTTGGCTAGGCGTAAAACGCCATGGCCAGGTACATCAGCCTTCCTAGATCTAGTCGCTTGGACAGCCTCCAGCAAAAGAGGATGACCGGCAAAAAGGTCTAGTACGTGCTGATTCGAGACGCGATCGGAAGCCTCGCTTAGATCAAGTGTGGCAAGCTCCCCGCTGAGGGAGCCATAGTCGGCCATCGTCCGATTAGGACTTTGGTCATCTATTCCGATCATCAGAGAGAGGGTGTCACTCCTCTTAATCTGATCGCGAATAACGCCAAAGAGCGCCTGCTGCATATACTGCATGCAGGTAGGCTCAATAGCGATTATTCGAGGGGTCTTGAGCGTCTTAGGAACTGTGATAACCCTTACGGGTATCTCAGAACCGGGTTCGAGGAAGTCAACCTTGTCTTCCCTCACACTATAACAGTGTGAAGAAGCACTCTCGCCATAACAGCGAGGGTGCCATGTCCTAACAAAGTTAGGATTTGGCGACAAGTAGTCTTCAGCCCGAAAAACGGACTGAAGTCTGGTGGTCCAGGTACGCTGATCCCACTTAGCATTGCTACTAAGTCGGTCAGCGACAGCGCCTGGACCGTGCTTTGGAAAGATAGTCCGACGAGAGAGAATTTCTTCAATCTTGTCAAACATATCACCAAAAAGCACCAATGACATTCTCCTAAAATCCTCTTTGTAAAGAGGATCAAGGATGCTGTCATTGAACTTGACTTCCTGCTCACATTGAACAAACTCAGACATCGCTAGCTTCTCGCGTTCAGGTGTTACAACCTGATGAGGCTTACCATCACTGGTAGCCTCCGGGAGGGCTATCTTGCTAAACATCAGCGTTAGCTGACGGATAGCATAGATTGCTTCGATGTCTGGATTGTCCAACAGTGTGCCACTACATGAGTCGAACACACGTCCAAGGAAACCTTGCAGAAATGCAGGGAGACCATTATGGTGACCATGCCCTCGTGAGAAGGCAGGGACATCCGAAGGGACGACGAAACCTTGGTCAAGCCACTTTTGGGTAGCTTTTCCAAAGTTCGCCAGGGTTATCGCCAAAAACGATAGCCCCTCGTGTTCTACTCGACTCGTGACAGTATTTATGTCACGAGTGGCGCTGGTGCAACATCGCACGCTCAACTCATGAGCTGTGCAGGACCAGAGTGACGTCAGGCTTTTCATAGTCCCTCCTTACCAGAGGTGTACTATCCCTAGCTCTGTCGTCAAGCTCATACTGATACGAAGTACGGCCAATAGGGAAGAAGAAAGTATGAAATCTTCCTCTTCCTATCGGAAATACCCGCATCAGACGAGTTCACTACTTCCAGATTCCGCATGTAAATGAGGAACCAAGGAAGTCTACGCTTACCAGGTAAATCGCATTGACCACGGCGAGTGCAATCACAAAGAATTTCTTTGTGAAGGTTGCACGCGGATCGTGATCAGTACGGCGCCTTCCAGGATTTTCTCCTCGTGAAGCGCGCAGTGGATCACGAGACCAGTCCCTATCAGGGGACCGGCCTCCAGAGCCACTATTATCCGGTGACACGGTGGTGACGTCAGCTCAAAGCAGTGAAGTCCTAGAGGTACGGATCTACTAGAAATATCAACTCTAGTAAACCCGCTTTCCTCAGGACTCACCGCCGAGAAGCTTAACGATCATCGCGTCCGAAGTTGCCGAGTAGAGGGTTTTGAAGCCCGCATACACGGCCAAGGCCTCCGCAGCCGAATAGCCGGCAGGTGGGACGTCAAAGACCATGTAATGTGACATGGACACCTTGACGTTCTCCGCCGGCTTAAACGGATCCGGAGACAGCTTCGAAGTGTCGATCCGTAGGGCCCTCCGTGTCCGCTTCCCATAGTCATGGGAGGCGGTCAAACGGATAAGCCCATCGCCACTCGCGTACTCACTCTTGTCATCCCCCACGTCAACGCGGGGGAGGGCAGAGGTGGCACCCGAAATGGTGATTGAGAGCGGATCGGTGAATGACATGAGCATCACTCCTAGGAGCCCGGTTAGGCTCCCAATTGGCGTTGAGACGCAGATAAAACATCTGCTACCGCGACTTGGATATACCAAGTGCAGCGGCAATGGCCAGTTGGCGGGGCGACAAGTCGCTCCACCTTAAGCCGAAACCGAAAGGCGTTGCCCTTATTCTCTTCTTAGTCTCCATGATAAGAGAGATAGAAGGGGGTCGAGAGGAAGGCGGGAGTAATCCCGTCGGTCCCTCGAATATATAGGTATACTTGACGAGCGAATGCTCCATCATGTAACCATATAACAACACCTGGTTATCGATTGCCCAGTCAGTCCAGTTGGCCAAAAGGTCGCCTGTACTGCCGAACCAATCGAGACCCCAGCTCCAAGGGGCCAAGTTCCAGAGAACATCTGGAGTCAATGATAATCCGAGCACCTTTCGGGCTTGGATTACGGAGCGAGCTATATTGTTCCGAAGGCCATCAGCCGGAGGAACATAATAGCAAAACGCACCGCGAAACCATTGACGTCGTGAGGCTTCTTCAAGCCTAACAAC